TACTTTTTTTACTTTTTTTACTTTTTTTTCTAATTTAATAATATTAGATTCTAATACATCATCTTCTAGAGGTAATAAAACTAATTTAGTATCATTACCAATTACTTCACTAAGTTGGTCATTATTACAAACACCTACATTAGTTAAACCTTCTTTAATGCATGTAGGCGATCGTGTTGATAAAAAAAGTAAAAATATAACAGAAATTAATACCAATGGTACAACGATATGTTTTTCTTTTAAATTAAACATATATATATATATTATAATATAATTTTTTTTAGTAATGTAATATATATGTCAGAAAAATTAATAGATAATATTTTCGATTATAAATCATATCGATATATTCCTGAAAATTTGAAAGCTGAATGGAAAAATTTATATAATTTATATTCTGGAGATTATTTTAATAAACAACATGAAATTTATAAGATATATCCTCAAAATAGAATAGATTTTTATAATGAGGAAATATTAAAATTAGATCGAGTTAATAGTTTATGTAATAGTTTTATAAATAATATTAATAATTTACAACCTAAATATCATTCAGATATAAAATATTCTCAAGAAATTAAACATAATTTACAAAAAAGTATTAAAAAATTAAAAAAATTTATAAAAATTAAAAATGAATTATTATTTAAAAAAGTTAAAGTTAACCAAATACCAAAAATCAAACATATTGAACATATTGAAAATTTTGATCAATGTTATAATTTAGACAATGCTTCTAATAATAAAGTCCCTATTATTATTACATTACTTTTAATATTTATTATATTTTATCTAACATTTAATTAGAATTATTATATTATTAAATATAAATGAAAGAATTAAAACGTATTATATGTTATAAAGATAGTGTTATAAATATTAATATTTTAATTAATATTATTAATAATTTTAAAAAATTAATATTATATTTTATAGAGGAAATTAATAAATTAAATATTAATCTTAATAATAATAAAGATAATGATACCTACAAAAATATTACAATTAAAAAATTTAGAAAATTACAAAATAAATTTTTAAATAATTTAAATAAATGTATGAATATTAAATTAACAGATGATAGTAATCCTTTTTATTATAAATTAACAAAAAAACATATATCTTCATATCATGAAGATAATTCATATAATAATGATAGTCCTTCAGACATATACGGCTCCACCTATAATTACATATATTTTAATTTAAATAATGGTTTAGAATATATATTTAGTACACCAATTATTAATATTCATTATGATGAAAGAAAAAATATTATTATTATTCATTTAATTATTAAAAATAAATATTCAGATGATAATATATATATTTATGAATTATCTTCAGATATGGATGAATCATTTGATATTGATAAAATAATAAATTATTATAATAATATATTAAATAATAATACTAAAGAAATATTTGATATATTTGATTCTTTACTTAATGAATTAAATACAATAAAACATGTTACAACAATTATATATAAATAATAATATTTTTATATATAATGTCTTATTATGAATTTAAATATGATGAAAATGTAACACAATTCCAATATTTACCATATTTGGAAGGAATTAATAATGAATATATTGACGAATTTAATAAAAATATATTAAAACCAAAATTTGGTTATTATCAAGATCAAAATAATCCAAATAATTATTTAATAGATGAAAATAAATATATAAATAATTCAGATAAGGAAAATAATTATAGAAATACTTATATTTTAAATAATAATTTATATAATAATTTATCAAATGAATTAATAAAAATGATAAATTATTATGATAATAATATCATATATGATGATCAAAAAAGAATGTATCAAGGTTACTTATTAAAAATACAAACACAAATATATAATGAAAATAAAAGAATTAGTCAAATTTTAGATCAATTTTTATCTAATAAATCAGATAAAATAAAAAATAAAATAAATATAAATATTTTATTATTTATTTTATTTTTTTTGTTTATTATTTTTATATTTTTATTTAATTATTTATATTAAAATTTATTTTACACACAAATTTAGACTTATTGTCTAAATCATATAAATAAATAATAAATAATAAATTATTTAATATAATTTATTATTTAATATAATTATTTATTTATTTATTTTACATAATTGAACTACATACTTGTGCGTATTTTCGATCCTTGTTATTGTTTTATCTAAATAGTTCATAACTTCTAAAAGTTGATTGCCATATGTTGATCTTGCATCTATAATATAGTTATCTTGATAATTTTGTATTTCTTCAAAAAAATCTCTAGCAATGTCCAAATTTTGGAATACATCCTCTTCATCATTTAAATCTATATTATAATGTCCACCATTATCACACATATGAGGATTTGTTGGTTCTTCTACATATAAATTATATGAAGTATTACAAGATATTGATGGGGCGACAATATACGTTGTTGTTATATCTCTCTCTCTTCTATTAATTCCATGTTTATTTAACCCTGACATATATTCTGGTTCAGATAATTTTATTTTTAACATTTTGCTATCTTTATTTAATTGAATTGTCACTCCCGGGATATATGCTAAAGTTAGAGGTTCACAATTATTTTCTGTTACTAATCTTATATCAGTACTTTTTTGTGGTCTTTGAGCACTTCCTTCGTTTACTTTAGCTAAATCTATATTAATTATATTTTTCCCTTCATATACAACCTTTAAAGAATTATATAAAGAAGATGACAAATTATTCAATGTAGATAAATATGACGACTTTACGCTATCTAATTCTACAGAATTATCTGATAAATCAGACTGTAATGAATCTGCAATAGCATCACATTCATTTACGTAGTTATATACAGAAGTTTTAGCAGCAAAAAAAGCATTTCTTGCCTTTTTTGACTTTTCCAAAACATCTTTATAACTAGTACAGTTATCATCATCAAATAAATTTTTTATACATAATGGTTTTAAATATTCACATTCACATTGATTATTTATATTTCCACAATTACATTGAGTGTTGGAATTACAATCGCACATAATATAATTATTATTATTATATTAAATAATTAATGGTATAAAATTTAAAACTATATATATTTTGTTTTATTTAAATTTAAATAAAATATTTTATCAGATTTTTTTAAATTGAAATTATCTAATGTTAAATTTGTTATTTTTCCTAAATGTAAATATTTATATTTATCAACAGTATTATTATCATGAGCTATAACTAAAATTGATTTAAATGGATTTATTTGAATTAATGGCGTAGTATAGTTATTCAGAAAAATACGTTCTTCCGCTTTATTTACATCTGGAAATTTGTTATTTTCGAAGTATTCTTTTTTAAACCCAAGTGTTCCACATGTTGCATGAAATTTCCCATATGGGCCAAATCTATATATTATATTTAGCTTACTATAAAATACAAACATTGTACTCCCACCTGCTACTTGATATGTACTATTGTTTAGTGTATTCACATAAGTACTAACTTTATCTTCTGGATAGTAATCATCATCATCCATAAAAATTAAAATTTCTCCCTTACTTAATTCACACAATTTATTCCTTTTATTTCCTAATGAAATATTATCAAATTTATAATAAAATATATTTTCTTCTTTAGGAATTAAAGATTCCATTTTACATTCACCATCATCTACAATTATTAATTCCATTTGTTCCTGAGGATAATCTTGTCTTATAAAATTTCTTAATATATTTTCTGCAAATAATGGACGATTTTTTGTGGCAACAAGAATACTAACAAAAATATTATCTAACATATTAATAATATATTTATATTAATTTTATATTAATGAATTTTTATATAATTTATTATGATACTTACTTGATAATCAAAAGTTAAATGATTATTTATAAACTCGATATAGATCATTATCGAAATTAACATCTAAAAAAAAAAACTATATAAAAAAATATTTCATTTATTAGATGTTATTTTCTACTTAATGATACAGATTATGCATATCAACTTATTATCAGGACCTTTATAGTTTTTTTAACCACATTCTTGCTGCAAACTCCATTACACTTGGTCCTGATGATCATATTCCTTCGTCAGTACTGCGCGATTGAATTCTTTATACATGAAGATGGACGATGAAGGAATATGACTATTTACTCAATACTCAATGGATAGTTCTCATCGAGGTATTTCAAAAGTAAAATAAGCATAATTACAGGATCATTACACATTACCTGTGTATATAAATAGTAGTTAGTGATATTTATATCTCCATAAAACACAAGTATTCTGATAGTAAGTTGTTGGGCAACAACTTCGAGTGGTTCTTTCCCAGTAAATTCTTTTATCTGACTTTTGACAGGACACTGAAGAGGTAGTACATACTTTTTTTCTCCCAATACAACAGATGTATTTTTTAACCAGTTCGAGCTAATATTCCTAAGAATTTTTAGGTATTGATCAGACATTGTGTCAATTTCAGTATGCGTGGGTGTTTGATAACCAGTTTGCATTTATACTGTCTTAAAGACACCAAATTCTCACTATCAGTATCTTTGTTGGTGATTTAATAAAATGGTAGTATAACCAATTCTAAATAAATAATCAATTCAGATTTCAATTTAATATATGAATTTTTATATAATTTATAATGGTACTTACTTTGGTATATCTACTATTGAAATATTGATATATTTCAGCACAAGTATCAATAGAGTCATCTATTGATATATCTAGATCACTTGATAATATATATTTATCACCTATTATATATTTATATATAATTTCATCCTCTTTAATTGTAATAATTAATATATTATTACTGAAATCTAAATGAATCTGAGGTATATAAAATAAATCTGTTTTTTCTATTGATATAAAATCTGTTTTTTTCAAATTATATTTATTTTTTTTAATTTCAAGAAATATCATGTTATATAAATTTTTAGTTGTATTCATTAATAAATTTATAGCATCATCATCTGAATTTAAAATTATATCTCTTGTTTCATTTAAACTTTTTATATAATAATCTGAAATATTACAAATTTTTTTAAATGTTTCTGCTATTAATTCAAGTTCATTTAATTTTAATTGTAATTCAATTTTATAAATTTTTAATTTTAATAATTCATTTGAATTATTATTTCTACATTCAATAAATGGAAGCGGGGAGGACGTTTTAGTAATTTTTTTATCTTCTAATTTTGTTACAATTGTATTATTAAACATATTTAAATGATTTTTTGATGCATTTTTATAAGTGCAGCCAGAAGGGCTACATTTATTACAACTATTATAATATGAATTACTATTTAATGATTCAGAATTATTTGTTGAATTTGATATGTCACAATTTTTACTTAAATTAGTATTATTTAATGTTGTACACATTTTTTTTGAAGTAATTGTGTTTTTATAGACGGGTTTATATTGGGAGGACTCTGACTTTACTGGTACATCCGAAGACTTATATTTTAAACAATTTCTATTTATTATTTCAGAAGAATTATCAGAATCATATCCAAAATTACTATCAGAATCTAAATTTTCAGAATCTGAATTTTTACATTCTGAATCAGAATCTGAATTTTTAGATTCTGAATTTTCAATATAATCTCTAAAATTTATTGAACTTAATTTATTCATTAATAATAAAAAGATATTTAAATAATTATGTTTTACTATATTAAATGTGTTCTGACATTAAAAAATATGAATATCTTAAATTTAAAAAATCTATTATAGAAGAATATCTACTTCTTCAAGACGAATATTCGAAAATTTATAATAATGATAAAACAATAGTTTTAATGCAAGTGGGAAGTTTCCATGAAGCATATTCTACTTCTACTAGAGGATACGACTTACATAAATTAAGTAGTATATTAAATATAGTTGTATCAAAAAAAAATAAAAAAAATCCTGAACTAAATGAAACAAATCCAAATATGTTGGGATTTCCTATTGTTGCAACATCTAAATTTTTGAAAATTTTAATAGATAATGGGTTTCATGTAATTAAAATTGATCAAGTAACAGATCCACCTAATCCAAAAAGAGCTATTACTGGAATATATTCACCTGGTACATATATTGATGATTTAAATAGTCATGATTCAAATAACATTTTATCAATATTTATTGAAGAAATAAAACAATTAAATAATAATTATATTTTGTATATTGGATTATCAATATTAGATTTATCAGTTGGTAAAAGTATAATTCATGAAACATTTGCTACAAAAGATGATGAAAAATATTCATTAGATGAAACTTTAAAATTTATAAATAATTTCAATCCTTCTGAAATAATAATCAATTATAAAAATTTAATAACTTATAATAAAGATGAAATCATATCTTATTTAGAATTAAGTAATAAAAATTTTCTAATTTATGAATTTAAAAATAATGAATATTTAAATATTATATATCAAAATAATTTCTTAAAAAAAATATTTTGTATAGAGTCTTATTTGTCACCAATAGAAGAATTAGATTTAGAAAATTGTAATAATGCTAGATTATCATATATTTTATTATTAGATTATTGTAAAAAACAAATTAGTGGTATTTTATTAAATATTGACAGACCAACATTTTATAATAATTCTAATTATTTACATTTAGGTAATAATGCTTTAGAACAGTTAAATGTTATAAATTATAAATCAACTAGTAAAAATGAATCATTATTTGATATTATTAATTTTACATATACTCCAATGGGTAGAAGATTTTTAAATTTTAATTTAACTAATCCTTTATGTGATTATAAAATTCTAAATGATAGATATAAAAAAATAAATAATCTTAAAAAAAAAAAATTAAATTTAAGTGATAAATTAAAAAATATATTTGATATTGAAAGATTTCATCGAAAAATTTCAATTCAAACATTAAATCCTTGTGATTTTGTAAATTTACATGATTCTTATTTAATAATTTTATCATTATATGAAGATATAGAAGATACATTGTTAAGAAATATATTTACAGAAAATATAAAGTTAGAATTACAAAGTTTTATTGAATATTATTCAACTTTATTTAAATTAGATGAAATGAGTAAGTATAATTTATTAGATATATCTAAATCATTTTATAAAAAAAATGTAAATCCAGATATTGATAAATATCAGGATGAAATTAATAATACTTATAAACAATTAGAAGATATTAGAGATTTATTGGAAGATTTTATAGATAATAAAAAAAAAGATTATTTTAATTCATTTGGTCTTGATAAATCAATGATTCAAATACAATATAATGATAAAGATAAATATTATTTTATATTAACTTCAAAAAGAGGTACATTAGTTAAAAATACATTAAAAAAAAATAAAAATATTAAATATGGTAATAAAACAATTAATTATGAAGATTTTAATTTTAAAAGTCAGGCGAGTACAATGAAGATAACTAATACTTTTATTGATAGTTTATCTGATAAAATTATATTAGCAACAGATAAATTAAAACCATTAGTTAAAAATACATATCAGAATAATTTAAAAGATTTTTATTCTAAATATAAAAATATGTTTTTACAATTAAATAACATTATAGCGGAAATTGATTTTATAAATAGTGGTTATTTATGTGCTATTAAAAATAAATATTGTAAACCTATTATTCAAACAGATACTAATTCTTTTATTGAAACTAAATTAATAAGACATCCAATCATTGAAAAAATAATTTTTAATAAATATATACCTCATGATATTATTTTAGGTAAAGAAGAAAAAGGTATATTATTATATGGATTAAATTCAGCTGGTAAATCTAGTTTAATGAAAGCAATTGGATTAAATTTAATTTTAGCACAAATTGGTTATTATGTTGCAGCTGATAAATTTATTTATTGTCCTTATAATTCTATATTTACTCGCATATCAAATACAGATAATATATATAAAGGTTTATCATCCTTTGCATTAGAATTAGTTGAATTAAAAGCTATTTTAAAAAGAAGTGGAGTTAATACATTAGTATTAGCAGATGAAGTTTGTAAAGGAACTGAATATAATTCTGCATTAATAATAGTATCTACCATGATTCAAATGTTAATAAATTCAAATACTACATTCATATCTGCAACACATTTACATGAATTATCTAGATTAAAATTTATAAAAAATTTAAGTAATATTGGTATATATAATATTGGTGTTAGATATGAAAATAATAATATTATCTTTGATAGAAAATTACAAAAAGGTAATGGTACAGAGGAATATGGATTAGATTTTGCAAAATATATAATTAAAGATAATAATTTTTTAGAAATTGCTAATACTATCAAAAAAAGTATTGACGGAGATAATTTTGAATTTAAAAAATCAAGATATAATACAAAAATATTAGTTGATAAATGTGATATATGTAATTCAAATAATAAATTAGAAACTCATCATATTGAATTTCAAAAAAATACAGATAATTATGGCTTTATACTTAAAAAAAATAATAATCATATACATAAAAATCATACATCAAATCTAGTCATATTATGCGACGATTGTCATAATAAAATTCATAATAATCTTATAATTATTGAAGGATATGAAGAAACAATAAAAGGCAATATATTAAAATTTAAATATATTAAAAATAAAATAATTAAAAATTTAAAATATGATAATAATGATATTAAATTTATAAATATTTATAATCCTGCAAGAGTCAGTGTTCCTCTCGGTGACGACTCTACCTATAAAACTCAAACAAATTATACTCAAGTAAAAGTCAAAAAAATATTTGAAGATAAATTTAATAAAAAAATAAGTACATCAACAATATCGAAAATATGGAAAAATACATATAAAAATTAGCAAGTTTTTTATTTTAATATCTTTTAATATAATGTGTAAAAATTGTTGTAAAAAAATAACATATTACAAACCTAAATGTAAATATCATTCTCATTCTTGTTCTGATCATCATTGCGATTACAATCATTCTCATTATAACCCACACGATGATGTTGATCATATTAACATATCCAACGACAACTATTGTCATCATCAACATCATCATCATCATCATCATCATCATCATCATCATCATCATCAACATCATCATCATCATCATCGTCATCATCGTCATCATCATCATCATCATCACGATCATCATTGTCACGATCATCATTGTAATGACCAACTCCGCAATTCTTGCGAAAATATATTTTATTGTAGAAATTCCAATACATATATATTTAGGAAATATTGTAATCATTGTTAATAAATGAATATATGATATTTTGTTGTATTATCTTATTATCTTATTATTTTATGAACTTTTATATAAAAAAATTGAAAAATTAAATTATATTGATATATAATTTAATTTAATATCAATATAATTTAATATCAATATAATATATTGATATTAAATTACAAATATAAAAATGCGTCGCCGTGAATCAGATTTAAATAAAGCTATAGAATACTTTAATTCAATTTATACCCCCCTCCCCTTATATTCCTATAATAATAATAATAGGAATAATAATATTAATAATAAAGATAAATATGACTATGATTATAATAATAATAATTATAATCAGAGTCATATTGGTAGTGGTACTAGCAATACTTCACTGATTAAAAACTCTGCTAAACATATAAAAATAGGATATAATGACTATCAATCTATAAATGGTGGCGCTAAAAATATATTTAAATGATAAATAAAATAATTAAAAAATCATCAATATAATTTTATTAAAATAATATTAAATTAGTAAAAATATTATTTTAAATCTTGAATATTAGGACGTTCAGTTAGATCAATAGTAAGACATTTTTTAATAAAAAAAACTATATTTTAATAAAATTAGTAAAAATATTTTTTAAATCTTGAATATTAGGACGTTCAGTTGGATCAATAGTAAGACATTTTTTAATAATAGATACTATATTATAATCATTATTTTTTTTATTTATAATACTTTCAAGAGATATATTTTTAATTACTTTATCACAATTAAATTTATTTTTTTTAAAAAATTCATTTTTTCTTGGAGATTTTCGTATCATATTATTTGGTATTTTGCCACATATTTCTTGTATTAAAAACAAATGATGAAAATCTCGACTGAAATCTTTATCTTTTTCTGGATCAAATAAAATTTTTCCTGTATAAATTTCGTATAAAAGGCATCCGATAGACCATATATCTATTTTTTCAGTATAGTGTAATCCTAATATTATTTCAGGAGCTCTATAATATCTTGTCTGAATTTCTTCATTTACTAAATCAGAAATTTTTATATTACTTCCAAAATCAGTAAGAACAATATTACAATTTTCTAAATATTTATTTTCAATTACTGAATAATCTTCATTTCTAATATTTTCTGATGTAGTTACAGATTCATCACTTTCTGAATTATTTTTATCATCATCACTTTCTGAATTATTATTATCATCATCACTTTCTGAATTATTTTTATCATCATCTAAATCTGAGTTATTATTATCATCATCACTTTCTGAATTATTATTATCATTATCTGAATCAGAGTTATTAGCAGATTCATTAAATATTTCTGATTTATCATCTTCGGATTCAGAAATATTTAATGAAATCATATTTTCTAATATATCTTTATGACATTGTTTTAATATTTTTGATTTTAATATTTTTATTTTTTTATTATTATTGATATTCATAATATTAAATTTTTTAGTTTCTAATTCTTTTTTTAATTTTAAATTATAAATATCTTTTAAATTTATTTTATTATATTCATCAATTAATTCATTTACTTTAACTGACCTCCCACTAATTAACATATTTTCTGGTTTTAAATCAGTGTGACAAATTCGTAACTTATTATGCATATCATCCATACTATATAAAATAGTGTTTATACATAATTTTAATAATTTATTATCTAAACCATTTTTATATTTACCTTCTCTAATTAAAGAATAAACACTACCTGCCATAAGTGGTATAACCATACAAATAAATTTCTTTATTTCTACATTTTTTTTCAAAATAATTCTTTTCCCTTTTTTGATTTTTTTTTTTTTTTTTTTTTTTATATTTTTTTTTGTTATTTCAAAACCTTCTATTAATTTTATTAAATTATTATTTCTTAATTCATTAATTTTTCTTAATATTTTTAATTCAATTAGACCTTCATCATAATCCTCATTATTTTGAATTTTAATTGCATAATATTTGTCGTCATTAATACAATATGCCAACCATACAGATGAATATGATCCATATCCAATTTTGTCAATTAATGCATATTTATTATTTAATATTGCTCCTCTAAATTCTTCTCCATTATCACCATAATATTCGTCATCACTTGATAATGAAGTGCTACTACTATTTTTTGACATTTAATACTATATATTTATTTAATTCTAAAATTTTACTTAAATCAATTTTTTTTTATATATATATATATATAAATGAACGATTTATTTCATAAAACAACAGTAAAAATTATATCTCATAATTTAATACACGATTGGTATGCTCCATTTAGATCTCCTTATGAAAATGAAAGTATAGGAACTGGTTTTTTTATAAAAAATGGTTATATTTTAACCTGCTGTCATGTTGTAGAAGATGCCATAAAAATAGAAATAACAATTCCATCAATAGGGAAAAATAGATATGAAGCTAAAATTATTTCTATAAGTTCAGATTATGATTTAGCTATTTTAAAAACTGATTATATAAATGAGAATTTTTTAGAATTAACTAATTCTGATTTAATTAATCAGGGAGATACCGTATATGCAATTGGATACCCTTTAGGACAAGATAGATTAAAAATAAGTCAAGGAATAATAAGTGGTTATCAGGGTCATTTATTTCAAACAGATGCGCCAATAAATCCAGGTAATTCTGGAGGTCCTTTAATAAATAAAAATAATCAAGTTATTGCAATAAATTCACAAAAAATTGCAGCAAATTCCGCAGATAATATTGGATATTCTGTACCAACTAAATATTTTCAAATTTTAATTAATAATTTTATTAATGAATCTAATTCACCAAATATAATAAATAAACCACGATTACTATGTAAATTTTCAAATATTGATCAATTTATTTTAGAATATAATAATTTAAATGAAAATAATAATTTAAATGAAAAAAAAGGATATTTAATATATGAAATAAATGAACATTCTAGTTTATATAAAATAGGTATCAGACAGTATGATATTTTATTTAAAATAGACGAGTATGATATTGATAATTATGGCGAAGTGACGGTAACATGGAGTAAAGAAAAATTTAATATTAATGATATTTTATATAGATATAAAATAGGTGATTCTATTAAAATAACTTATTATAATAAAGAAAAAGGTTTTAAAGATACCTCTATAAAACTAGAATATCCTAAATTTATAATCGATAATATCTATTTAAATATTAATAAAATTAATATTGATTATGAAATAATATCTGGAATGGTATTTACAAATTTAAAATTAAATCACGCACATGTAGATCAATTAATTGGATCTAATCTTAGTCATGTTAATAAAAATAAATTAATGAAAATTACAGAAGATAAAAATAAATTCACAGAAAAATTATTATTATGTAATATTTTACCAGGATCATATACATATTCAATTCATAATGATATAGAAACAGGTTTATATCTTGAAAAAATAGATGATATAGAGATATGTAATCTAGATCAATTAAGAAATTATATATTTAAGCATAAAGATAATAATTTAATAAAATTAACATTTGAAAATTCAAAAATAATAATTTTAAGTTTTAATAATATACAAAGTGAATTAAAAATGATATATGGACAATATAAAATACCAAAATCAGAATTTATGCAAAAATTATTTGGAAATTATCAAATACTCTATAAAAATAACTCTAAAAAAAATGAATTAGATAAGGAAAAAAATGTATAAAGATATTAGAATAAATTGAATATTTAATAAGTTAAAAGAATATTTTATTATTATAAAAAATGCGATTTTATAATAATAAAATACCAGATATCGATGATATTGTTATATGTCAAATTAAAAAAATTGCTAAAGATGCAATTTATGTAACTTTATTAGAATATGATAATATTGAAGGTATGGTTCAATTGGCAAATGCTTCTATCAGAAGAAGAAGACGTTCTATTTGTTTACTAAAAGAAAATAAACAATATCCATTATTAGTAATTGCAATTGACAAAGAAAATAATTATATAGATCTATCAAATAAATATTTATCCGATGAAGATAAAGAAAATGCTACTAATAAATATAATTTATATCATAAAGTTATAAAACTATTTAATAACTTTATGTGTAATATTTATGATAAAGATTATACAGATGAGCAATATATTGAATATGCTAAAAAAACTATTTGGAAAATAGACAAATATAAATGTTATGAATATTTGATTGATAAATATTATAATAATCTAGATTTAGATGTATTTGATGTAAATCTAGAAGATAAAAATAAAATAAAAGAATTAATGATTAAACATTTTGGAATATTTAAAATTTCTTCAAAATTATTATTTATGTTAAGAAATCCAAATTATGGAGGTATTAATAATATTATCACTTTATTTGATAATATTTGTTTAAAATATAATTGTACTATTAATATAGATGTAGTGCCAATGTATACTATTACAATTGAAAGTAATAGTAAAAATAATAATGAGGATTATTTAGAAAATATTCATAAATCTCTTGAATATGAATCAAATGATAAAAAAATGTTTTATACAAAAAAAAAAATTATAACAAACATAATCTAAATTTCTTTAATTGATAATTTTTTATTAAGTATATTTATTTTTTCTTTTATGTAAGGAGCGTCATAATTAATCAAATCTATTACTTCTTCATTTTGAATACTATCAATTAAATTCTGTTTATATTCTGAATTAACTAAAGAAAATAAAATTGATATAAAATTATTACAAATTGTTGTATCTCCAATTAATGCAATACAAAACAAATTAACTAATACATCCGTAATATTTTTGTCTTTAATATATAATATTAATTTATCATAATCAAAAGATTTTTGTATTAAAAATTCTTTATCTGTTAATTCTTCATCTATATCATCTTTAGAATCAAATAAACTTATTTCAGATATTTCAGATATTTCAGATATTTCAGATATTTTTAATGATAATTCTTTTAATTTTTCATTTTCTGGTTTAGATTTACTAAAAATTAGTTTATTATTATTTATATTAAAATGTAAAATAAAATTTTTACATTCTTCAAATCTTTCTATAATAAAAACTTCATATTCTGGATCTTTTGATATAGCATGTTTACATCCTTTATCTAATGCTTCTAATACTGATTCGTTTTTTTTATTTTTTATAGTTATATCTGCTCCAGCAATCATAAGCATTTTCGATGCTCTAATTGATCCATTATAAGCAGATTCAAATATAGGAGTGTATTGCATAGTTCCACATTGCGAATTAGTAAAATCATTTCTATTTTTTACATTATTAAGAATATATTCTATAATTCCCAAATGATCTAATTTAGCTGCTTTATGTAAACTATATATTACTGAACTGATTCTTATTTTAGAATAAAAATGAATTCTTTTATTAAATTCATCAAAAAAATCATAACTATTTAAACTTCTTTTAAATAATTCATCAATAAATTTTTTTATTCCTATGGGAATAAAATGAGTTTTTTTATTAATTTCATCATCATTCTCATTTATTAATTTATTGTTTTTTTTCATATTCCGCTGATTTCCATACTTAGTAAATTTCTTCACAGCAGGGGAGGAGTGTTCGCTCTTAATATTCATTTTGATATTATTATATATACACTCAAATACTATAATATACAAAAAATTCAATTTTTAATTATTTGATTATCAAAATATTCTATTTTTTGATAACTTGATTCATCTTTTACAGTAATATTCTTAATATAAAAATTTGAATAAATAGATGGGATATAATTTATAATTGATAAATTAAATAAATATTCATATGGATTAAATTCATAATGACAATTATAAATATTTGTAGGAAGACTCATATTTAAAAATTTTATATAATTTGAATCATAATCTATGATTTTATTAATTAATTTTTTATATGTTATATTTTTTTCCACAAAATGATTAATATTAAAATGAACATTATTTTTGATTACAGGTTCATCTAAATAATTTATTATTGAATTTAAATTATATACTTCAAAATTTAATTTTTTATTTTTTATTATATTTAATAATATTTCATTAAAATAAATTGATTTTCCGGATATATTATTTGTATTTATAGTTAAAAAATAAGGAAAAATCTTAATATTATTAATTTCAAATAAATTACAAAATAATGATGATACTAATTTTAAATCTTTATATTCAGAAAAATTTAAATATTTATTTGGATAATTAACAATTAATTCATCTCCAATTTCTATAAATATATCTAAGTTATTTTCTTCATTAAAAGAAAATAAAAAAAAACCATCTATTACCTTATAATAATAAAATTTTGAATATAATTCAGTACTATCATATTTATTACAATAAAATAATTTACGTTGATTATTAGGTAAAATAATATAAAAACTTTTATATTGTCTACAATAATTATCCCAGAAATAATCAATTTTATCTTCTAATGATATTCCATCTAATTTAATATTTTTTAATTCAAATTCTGGTAATTTTATTTTTTTATATTCTTCCACTTTAATATCTTCTATTCCTATAATTTCTAATTCATATTTTTTTTTAATATTTCTTGAATGATTATTTTCAAATAAAATAAAATCAACATTATCATCTATTGATTTTAACCTAAATTTTACTCCTGGTTTAATAATAATTTCTTTTTCTTTAGGAAAAACACTGTTAGATTCTATACATAAAAAATAACCTTTAAATTTTTTTGTTAAATTTATTTTTAATAATATAAAACCAAATTCATTATTTGTTGCATTAATATTCGGTTTTCTTGTACATGACATAAAAGATTCATTTATATAGATATCACCCACTTTATGTAAATTTAAATATGTATCATCTTTAATAAATCTGAATATTAATTTAGGTTCATCTAAATATGGTGTTTTGCTTATAATATTATTAATTTTATAAATTTGATTAATAATAGTTTCATCATAATATTTATTTTCAGTATTTCTCAAATATGTATTTATAAAATAAGCACCATATAATGAAAAAAAACTAATTAAACTATTAGCAGAATTTTTTTTTATTAAATTCATATGTGTAATAATAATATCATCTGTGAAAAGATATTTTTTAATTTTTAAATAAATTTCTTCAAGTTTATCATTTTTTATAGGTAAATTTTTTATATTTAAAATACCTGTGTTTAACGCCGTATTAATTATTGCAGATTTTTTTAAATATGGGTTTATATCTAAAAATTTAACAAAAGCAGGGTTTTTATAATAACTAATATCTGCACCCACCTCTTTTGAATTATAATATATAAATTTTAGAAATAAACTTTCTAATATATCAAAATCAAATAAATTTATAATTTCAATTAATTCTTTATTGAAATTATTTTTTTTTAAAAAATTTATAAGATCTTCATTTAAAACTCTAAAATTATTATGAATTATTAATTTAAAAATTTCGGTTTTTTCTATAAAGTAAATTGATTCATTAATAATATCAAACATTGGAATAAAATTATCATCTGTTGAAAGATGATTTCTTAATTTAGAATCTAAATTTTTAATTTTTAAATCCCCATTTATAATTTTTTTTTTATCATCTAAAGATAATTTTTCTAAATTAATTTTTTTATTTGATTTATCATATAATATAAATGTCATTATATGATATAATAAAAAAAATTAATTATAAATACTTCCAACTGTAAATTCCTCATCACTAGATAAACAACAATCTGAAGTTGTATTATCTACATAATTTGATTTTTTGTGTATTGAATTACATGATTCATCCGAATGACTACAATATTCAGAATGATCAGAACATACTGGTATATCTAGTGTAGAACGATTGTGTAAATGAATCCAATTATTATTTATTAAAATAAATTCAGAATAATAATTTACAGATAATATATAATTATTTATTTCAATAATTGATTCACTAACATTAAAAATTTTCAAGTAAGATCCTTCAATAAAAGAATCTATTTCATTTTTATCTTTATAAATTGATAATTTAAATTTAATATTTTTATTACCTTTAATTAAAATAAAAGATTTAATAGAATAAATATAATTTATATCATCATTATCATTATCATTATCATTTGTATTTATAATCATACAATTTAATATTAATAATGTATTTAATTTAGTACCATCATCCGTTATTTCTATACTATCTTTATTTCCTGTTAAATTTAAAATATCAAAATTAAAATTAATTATGCTATCATCGGAATTAACATTAATCATAGTTCTATTTTTATAATCTTTAGAAATTTCTGTATTATTTTTAACGTTTAAATTTTTTGTATTTAGATTTATATTAAAATCACCAAAATTTGAATTAATTTTATTAGCATTAATATTAACTCTAATATCTTCCGAACCAATTATAGAATTATATTCTTTAGGAATTAATTTATTAAATATTGCTTCATCAAATTCTATATTATTAATATAGACATCTTTTGCAATTATTTCGTCAGCTGTGAAGTTTTTACATTTTATATTATCAAATTTACATTCAGTAATTAAATCACATGATAAATTCTCAAAATATCCTGTATTTGCACATATAGATTCAGTATGAATTGTTTTTTTACAACCAATACCTCCATTAATAATAAGTGATCCTGATTTTTTATCATAAGATTCTGTATTTGAAATTATTTTAAGAGACTTAAATGCAATATCTTCATTATGATTCATATATATAATATAGATTATCTTATACAATAAGATTTTTTTTGAATTTAAATTTATATTTATATTTTATATATATTTTATGGGAGGCGGATTAATTCAATTAATTGCTGTCGGTGAGCAGGATCAATTTTTAACAGGAGATCCTGAAATTACATTTTTTAAATCTGTTTATAAAAGACATAGCAATTTTGCTATGGAAGTTAGAAATCAAATATTTTCTGGCGGAGTATCATTTGGAGCAACAAATTGTTGTAATATTCAAAAAGATGGAGATTTAATTTCTGATATGAGTATTCATATTAAGTTAGGATCCTTAAATTCAAAATCTAAGAATAGGGTATGTGTTAAGAATTTAAATATAAAATGTCCTTGTAATAAATGTTCTAGAAAAACTGTATTTTCTTGGGTTAATTCTATCGGACATGCTTTAATAGAATATGTTACATTGGAAATTGGAGGATATTTAATTGATAAACAATATGGAGAATGGTTTGAAATATGGTCAGAGTTAACTCAAAATCTTGAAAAAAAAAATGCCTATAATGAATTAATTGGAAAAAAAGATCCTTCTGGATTTAATATTAATTCATTTAATGATGATTTAGAACTAATAATTCCTATGAATTTTTGGTTTTGTAAAAATATCGGGTTGGCCATTCCATGTATTGCAATTACAAATCATGATATCAAATTTAATGTAAAATGGCGACCATTTGAACAACTATGGATTTCAAATGATGCGAATGCAGAACCAATTATTCCTAAATTTGAGGCATCTTTATTTATTGATTTCATATATTTAGATTTAAAAGAAAGAAAAAAATTCTCTTCAAAAAATCATTTCTATTTAATAGAACAAATTCAAACAAATGGGGATTATTATTTCCAAAAAAATAATAAAAATCCAATTATTAAATTAAATTTTTTTCATCCTGTAAAAGAAATTGTATGGGCCATTCAACGAGCAGATACATTAATTAGAGGAGATGAAGATGAAGACGATGAGAACTTTACATATGGTAATGACTGGTTTAATTTTTCAAATGAAAAAAATTTTTCTAATGCAGGAGTTGTTGATATTTTTGATACTGCATTAATGCAATTTAATGGTACAGACAGAATGATGCAATTACCATCTAAATATTTTAGATTATATCAACCATATAAACTTCATACGAAATGTCCTAATAATTTTGTATATTGTTATAGTTTTAGTTTTAGACCTGAAGAAATACAACCAACTGGAACTTGTAATTTTAGCTGTTTTGATAATGCTAGATTAATATTAAATATGACTAATAAACAAATAAAGTCTGATTATATTATTAAAACATTTGCTATAAATTATAATTTACTTGTAATTACAAAAGGTATGGTTGGATTAGGGTTTTCATGTTAATTTATAATCATTTTACTCATAAATTAAATATGTAAATATGGTTTAATCTATAATTTCCAAATCTTTAATTGACCAAATTTCATATTTACCATTTGGCATAGGTCGTTTAATTTTTAAAGGAATTACTTTATATTGTAATTCTAATTCTGCAATATCCATATGATCTCTTACATTTTTACTTATAACAAACCTTTTAGATCCATCTGCTATTTGTTTTGCTCTTGTACCCAAGAGTCTAACTTTTTCATATTTAGTTAGTATTGGAATAGTAGTTCGTTCATTATCAGGAATACGCATATCCTTATTAATTTCATCTTCTGGATTTATATAATCAAAAATATCATCATCATCCTCATCATTATTATCATCCGCAATAGATTTAATATCTTCTATTTTTTCGGATGTTTCGTTGATATTATTTATTTTATCATCTTCATCATAATATTCATCTTCATTGTCATCGTCATCGTATTCATCGTCGTCATCGTCGCCATCAATGATATCGGTTTCATCATCATTTTTTAATACATTACCTTCTGTAATTGAATCAATATTTTCATATTCATTTTCAGAAGTGTCCTCATCAATATGAATATCTAAATCAATATTCTTAGATTTACTCATTATATATAATAATAAAATAATCTATTTAAATAATTTTAATTTTCAATTTCTAAGGATTCCATAATGTTACACATTCAGAACATATATATTTTACGTCATATCTATTATTATATGGTCTATAGAACACTGCTTCTCTTGTTTTTTCATTTTCTTTTTTATGAGAATTACAATTTTCATTTGGACATATAAAATCTTTTGTTCTAGGTAATGTATTATCCATTATTCTAAGATTTAATAATGAATCATCAGTTATTTTATTTTCTTTAAATGATGTTTCAAATATCTTAGTACCAGAAGTTATTTTTGTGTGGTAATTACAATTATTACATATAAAGTATGTATCAAAAGAATTATTAATTATTAAACTATCATACTTATTTAAAATTACTTTAGAATTATTTGAATCTAATTTTTTAAATGAATCATTTTTTAATATATCATTTTTATTAAACTTTAGTTTAATAATTCCATCTAAATTATTATTCATTATTCTATTAATGAAATCATCAATTTCATCTATCTCTGTAAATAATGGATTTTTTACAGATTTTGATATATCTAAACTAAATTCACACTTAGGACAAAAGAACATTTATATATATACATATAATTTATTTAAATGTTTTTACTTTCAATTTATTTAATATAGAAAAAATTATCTGTTTCATAACCCTTTATATTAAAATTTTCAATTATATTATCATTCATATCAGATGATATATTATTAAATATACCTATATCTAAATGATATCTTCTAAGATCATAAAAACTAGTATATAACGTAACATTTTTATTTATTAATTCTTGTAATTCATTATTATCTATATTACTATTTAATTGTCTTTTAAATATATTATTTTTCATTTGATTTAAAATAATTAATTTTTTATTATTTTTCATTAAAAATAATCTTTCTTTATATTCATTTATAGCATTTCTTGCATTTTTATAATTATATATCTCAAGGATTTGTTCATCTGTTGGAATTTTTGATTTTTCAGAAATAAAACTATTGCGAATAGTTTTTATATTAATATCTATTTCTTTAAAAATATTATCATAATAATCTTGTGTTTTATTTATATCTAATTTTATATTTAAATATTCATTTAAATTGATATATTTATAAATTTTAGATAATTTATCTAATGTTAAACCCTTAGAAGTAATATTATCATATATCTCAATATTTATATCAATATTATTAATTTTAAAATTTATATCATTCTTTATTTTATTTATTAATGATTCTATCTCTTCTTTCTCATTTATATTATTTATTTTATCTAATATAAAAGTATCATTAAAAAATTCTAACATTAATTTAATTCTATATCCTGCATATAAAATATCTGGAACACCATCTTCAGGTTCAATCGTATTATTAAATAACCCAAAAATTGCTTTCTGTAATCTTAAGACATCTGATATATAGAAAAAATTTATATTTTCATTTTTTTCATTTAATAAATAAGTCCCATCGGGATATGAAATTCTTGCAATACAAATATTTTTAATTAATAATCTCTCTACATTCTGAATACCATTCTCAAATATAGATGACAAATTTAATCTATTCATATTACTTACTTGTTCAGCAGTAATTTCTGGGTTTGATGCACTCATTATTATATTGTAATTAGATAATGAATCTGCTATCTCACTGTAAATTATATTTTTTTGATTATTAGTTAATCCTTCTACATTTTTTATTACTAAACCAACTTTATTTCTTGATTCATAAGGTAATTTTGAGTTTTTTTCTTTTTTTATAATATTCGCTCGTGATACAATTAATTTATTAATTAATGCAATCTCATATTTAATATCATTATTTATTGATTTCTCAAATTTTTGTTTTAATGCAGAATTTTTCCAGTCAATTTCCTTATTAATATCAATTATTGGTAAATATTCTATTCCAATACCATTTACATATTTTCCATTAATAATTTGTAATATAATATTATTATTCGGTCCAACAATAACTTCATCATTATCCAATAAACTACCATAGTTTGTATTTGTTTCTACTATTTTATTATTATTATCTATTTTCATTTTTTTCAAAATTATTTTTATGTTCAAGTCTCCTTCTGTATATTCTCTATGAGACATATTTGAAGGCCATTTATATGGATACGGATCTCTAAATTTAATTGGTAGCCCGAGATTGTCATTATTATTTAATTTAAAATTATCTATTGCATTATTAAATAAAGATAATAATATATTATTAATAACTACTATATCAAATCGTATATCATTATCTGATGATTCATTCCATTTTTTCTTTAATTCATCAACTGCCCAAATAATTTCATTATTAGTCATTATTTGGGCATTATTCCTATCTAAATATTGTTTTTCTCCATTATTATCAATAATTTTTAATAAAATTTCATTTGTATCATTTCTATAAATTATATGACCATCTTTTAAATTTGATAATTCTGAATTATTTTTATTTATAATTTCATTTGTATTTTTATTAATCTCACCTCTTGCAATCATAATATTATTTAATGGTTCTGGAGAATAATCATAAACAAATAAAGGTAAACCTAATACATCTTGGGGAAATTCAACATTTCCTTTAATAAAATTTTTTGAATTAGATTGATATATATTTTCTATTTTATTATGATTTATTATTATTTGAATTTTATTTATTAAATCTTCATCTGTTTTACTATAAATTATTTGACCATCTGAATTTATAAATTCATCTTTAATAACTTTATCATCTGAATTATATACTGTAGAAGAAATATCCAATAATGTTGTATATACTTCTCTCTCTTTTTCAAAAGTTAATGTATTTCCCAGAGACTGTATTTGTCTATTAATATTATTCATATTCATATTAATTATTCTGTTTAGTTTACTTTTTTTCATTAATAAAACAAGAGAAGGATTTACTGTATTATTTAATATTGCTACTCCTTTTACATTATTTCTCCCCCAATTCCATTTATTTTTAATAGCAATTGAATTAATAATATTTGCAATTACATTTGCTACATAAATTCTATTATTAAATACTCGATATTTTAATTCATTTGGAATATTATCTAAAATTATATTATTTGAATCATTTTCATAGTTATCAATTTCTTTTTTTAATTTTTCACTATCTTGAATTTTTAATTGATATGTTTCTATTTCATGCGTAGATGGATAAAAATCAGTCATTTCCAATTTTTTATTGTTAATAATATTAATTATAATATCTTTTGTTGGTTTTATTAAGTTATTATCTTTATTATATTTGAATTCAAATAATATACCATATTTTGTAATATTTTCTTTTGTTTTATTATTTATAAATTCTTCTACTGTATTATACAAACTTGTATATTTATTTAAATAATCTTGCGATTTATTTGGATTATCTATTGCTTCATATAATTCGGTATCTTTATTAAAAATTTCTTTATTATTTATTATAATATTTTTTATATTATTATCTAATAAACCTTCATTTTCTAATATTTCTCCTATGGTAGAATTTTCATTAGATATATAATTTTCTACTTTAAATAATTTATTATATAATTTATTTGCTTCATCTACTTCCATAAATTTTACCCATGGATAATATACATTATTTGTAACTAACATCTTTTTTGCATCATCTTCTGTTAATTTTTCTAAGAACTTATCCATATTAAATTTTAGCGTATCTATGTTTCCTTCATCTAAATATACGTTATTTTCTTCATCTAAATGTTCTATATTAATAGATTTTTGAGAACATTTATAAATAATAATAAATATAATAATAATTAAAACTATATATTTATAAATTAACTTCATATTATATATAATAATATTTAATTTCATTTAATTTGTTAAAATCACATTATTTTCAGAATCACTGTCAGAATCTTCTACTTTATTTCTATTTTTATTTTTATCTACACAAAATGTAATACCTCTCCAACCATTACTACGCATTTTCCCTATTTTTTCCTCTACATTATCTTTAAATTCACATCTAACTGGCATACGTCTCTCTGTATGAGCTTCTTTATACCACATTTTAAAGTCTGCATACATAGTTGTTAAATTTATTCTATCTTTACTGTTTCCGGTTAATTCTAATTGTTCACTAATATATTCATAATATATATCACTTTGTCTTTTATATTCATTGGTAAATTCTTTTACTTTATTTGGTTCTATTAATCCAGTTACGTGAAATCTATTAATATATCTATTTATTAACATAAATAATAAAGGTTCCTTCCAATTATCCATTTTCTCTTTTAAATATCTATCTTTTTTCCTTTCATGGGGTTCTTTTGGATTATTTACAAACTTCATTTCAAATGGGGCTACTCTCAATCTTCTCCATGTTCCTCCATCATTTGAGGGAATAAATGGTAATTTATTACATGTTAAAATTGTTTTAAATTGAGGATAAAATTCAATTGGTTCCTTAAATAAAGCTCTTGCTGATATTTTATCATTTCCTGTTAATTCTTTCATATGCCCTACATGAATTTTATCATCACTTTCTGGTTCTTGAAATACAACAAATCTTTTACCTTTTGTTTGAGCCATTTCGGGTGAAGCAGCATTAGATGCTGCTCGTTTATTTGTAAGTAATGTTATACTTATTGTAGTTGCATAATCACCCATAATTGATTGAAATAATCCAATAGATACTGATTTAGCATTACCACCTGAACCTGTCCATATATGAAATAATTCATCAGGAGAATGTCCAATTAAACAACTAGAAAAATAATCTAAAATATAATCACACATCTCATTCTCAGGCTGTACTTGATGAAAAAAAGTATCTATTTGTTTTATTACTTCATCATTATTATCATATTCTATATAATCTATATTTGTACATAATGAAATGTAATCTGTAGGATATCCATCTCGAAATATTTGATTTTTAAAATCAAATACACCATTATTACAACATAACAAATATCGATTCTCATCTAATTTCTTAAAAAAATCTTCATTATAATATCGATATTTTAATTCATCAATGATTTCTTTTTTAAACTTATTTGTTGTTAATTTTTCTGATGTTCTTAATGCAGCCTCACGTTTGATTTCAAAAAGCTTCTTTTCCTCACCATCTATTTGTTGACTTCTATAATAATAATAATCAGCAACCTTCTTATATTTAGCAGGATAATCATCATTTAACATCAACATAATACTATTTGCTGAATCAATTATTTGCCATCTATGTTTTTTAAATTCATACCACATTGAATGTTTTATTGATGCACAAATAAATCTTCCTTTATTTATATGATAAAAAGATCTAGCTACATCACCACTTGTTCCAGAAATAGACTTTCTTATTATATTTTCTTCAGCATGTGCTTTTAATTTAGAAAATTCATCTATATTATCATTTTCTGCCCATTTAATTAACGAGCCTAAGCCTACTCCCCGAGTACCTTCATTTCGCATTTTATCCCATAATTTTTCACATTCACCTAATTTATATTTGGAACTTATTTGACTAAATTCTATAAAATTATCTATTAATAAATCATCTATATTATACAGAGCCCAACCTACTTCTATCCATGTTTGATAATTATCTGCTCTATTAACCGATAATAATTTAAGTAATTTTTGAGCATATTCTATATCTTCCTCACTATATTCTCTACTTTTTTTTCTACTTATTGATATATTATTTTTTCTTATATTTAAATTTCTTACTTCTTGGGTTATATTCTCTTTTGTTATATTATCACGATATTGTGAATGATCATCACTACTAAAATTTCTAATACTTAGAATTTCTGGTAAATTATTAATGTTAAAATCTTTTTTATCATACTGTTTTAAATTTATACCAATTATATAAGATAATAAATATGGGTCTCGTTTTGGTTTACAACAACCATAAATAAACCAACCATTATTTTCAATAATTGCCAAATCAAAAATATCATCATAATTATTTATATAATTTATATTTTTATAATAATCATCTCTCATGAAATCTTCTATTACTTCTTTTCTTATTAAATATTGTAATTCATTAGAAGCACATATATTCGGATATTCTCCGTGAAAACCATCCTTATACATATTATCACTTATTTTATTTGGATTTTTTTTCTCTGTAATAAAACAATGATTATGCTCGGGTTCTATATTCAAATATTTATTAATAGCTTTATTATAAATTTCTATTGTTTTTAGTACATTATCATATGTATATTTTCTTTCATTATTATCTGAATTATATTTAATATCGATATCAAATAATATCGGACCCTGGCTTCTATGAGTTTCTAATAAATGCAATGTCGCTCCTTCCTGAATAGATCGTGATACTAATCTATTTAATCTATCTCTCTTAGCACCTGAAAGATAAAAACATCCTACTGGGGTACCCATTGAATAATGAGAGGTTTTCTCCCCTCTTTTAACGCGGTTTTTTTCTATTAACTTATATAATTTATCAGTGTAATTTCCCATGGGCATATTAATAAATATATTTAATTTTTTCTTTTAAAGCCAATTAAAAAAAAATTGAATAAGTTAACAATTATTTAAAAAACTAAATACTTATTATTATAATGTCAAGAAGAACTAAATCAAAAATTTATATTAAACGTATTATTTCTGACATATCTGAAATATCATCTGATTATGATCCTAAAATTCATATATGGTACGACGAAATGAATATTACTAAAATTAGAGCACTTATTATTGGGCCTAAAGACACACCTTATCAAGATGGGTTTTTTTATTTTACTATAGATATACCTGAAACATATCCATTTAATCACCCATCTGCAAAATTTGAAACAATTAATCAAAAAATTAGATTTAATCCTAACTTGTACGAAGGAGGTAAAGTATGCTTATCAATATTAGGTACATGGAATGGACCTAAATGGAGCTCGGTTCAAACATTAAAATCATTGCTTCTATCAATACAAAGTTTGATGGATGAAAATCCAATTAATAATGAACCAAGTTTTGAAAATATTAAATCTACTGACAAAAGAGGAAAAGAATATAATGAATATATAAAATTTCACACTTATAACTTTGCAATTTATGAAATGTTAATTAATAAAACACATTTCCCATATTTCACTGAAATAATTGAAAAATATTTTGTTGATAATTATGAAAGATTAATTAATAACTTAGAAACTAATAAAACATTAGACGGACAAACTGTAAAAACATTTATTTGGAATCTTAGTGTAAAACTTAACTATTCGGAATTAATAATAAAATATAAAGATCTTTATAAAGAATTAAAAAATAAAGATTTCTCTCATTTAGACAAAACTTCTGTACATGTTACAGCCAATAAAAAAATGTTAAATAAAGATATTTAATATCTTATTAAATAAAGATATTAAATATCTTATTATATAAATATCTTTATTTAACATTTTTTTATTGGCTGTAACATGTACAATTAAAATATGCAAACAAACTAAAATTTACTTTAATAAAACATACTGAATTACACAACTACATTGCATTTTATAATATATAACAACTAACATATTATTTTATATAATAATTATAGATCAAATATACATCTTTATATATATTTGATTATTCTAGACATTAATTCATCAAAATCATCTTTATTATAATACATATTCTCTTTATCTATTTCCATAGCAGAATCTCCCAAAAAATGTTGAGACAAATCATCATATAGCGAATCCCATATTTTCCCCGTAATTAAACAACGATGTATTTTTATTGTATTTACTGAACGTATTATTGGTATTTTTTCTATTTCTATTCCAAAGTAATTAACATGATTGATAACCCAACCAATAATAAATTGTAACAAACATTTTTCTAATTTAACTTTTTCGGATAATTTAATTTTATCACATCGTACAATCCTATATGGAGCTAAAATATTCATAATTAAAGCTTCGATATAATCAACATATTGATAAATTTTCCAAGATGCTTGTTTTATATTTCCGATACGTCCATATGTTTGAAGAGTTTTTTCTAAATTTGTACATTTACCTACTTTATATTCTCCTGGAGATGAAGAACTCTCTCTTAACATATAAATATATCCTATCACATCATCTGTTATCATTAATAATAATTTAATATATAATTTATTTAAAAATAATATTAAATCAAATTTTTAATATATAAATATACAACACTTTAATATATTTATATATTCCAAAACTATGTTTAATATCATTTTATGGACTTATTATTTTTAATTTAACTTCAGACCTAGAAGGTAATACATATATTTTATATCAAACGAAAAAAATAAGTTTCTTTGAAAACTATTATACTTTATATTTAGTCATAAATTATTATATAACATAAAATATATGGAAAATATAAAATATATGGAAAATATAAAATATATGAAAAACACAATATATATAAATAATATTAAATATATACTAAATAAAATATTTACATTTTTTACTATATTTAAAATTGATGATCATTTTTTACCACATAAAACAAAAATTATTAATAAAAATTATCAATATCCTATTGATAATAAAAACATTCAATGTACACCAAAAATGACAGATAAAGAAATACAATGTAACATTATATCTGATGATAGTTTTTTACTTATTGAGTTAAATAAGGAACTTATTCAATAAGTAAAAAACTATTTTATACGATTTTATCTATAATTCATATATCATCTTAAATAAAGTGTAAAATTTAACCGTCTAAAACTAAATTTTAAATTTTAATTTAATTTAAAATTTATAAATTAATTTATTAATAAATTTTGTTCCCCCCCCCCTTTTTTTATCATTAAAATTATATTCAAACAATTTTTTTTAAAATATATCATCTAAAATATACATTTTTATGCATTTATTATATATCATATATGGTTTATAATAAATATATCATATATATATATACAATTTTATACAAAAAATATACAAAAAATATACAAAATATATACAAAATATATACAAAATAATATAATAATATTTAAATATTATTATATTATACTATATATAATGGTAAACTATAAGTGTCTAAGATGTGGTTATGAAACACATATTAAGACGATTTTGATACGCCATCTTACGAGAAAGAACATATGTCAACTTAATTTAGTTGACATAGATTTAGTAGAATATAAAAATTATATATTATCTGGTAAAAGTAATAAAGATTTTAAAAGTCAACAACAATCTGCTGAAAAATCTGCCATAAATCCTCCTAAATCCTCATTTTTATCATCAAAAAATCAGCTAAAATCAGCTGAAAATAATTGTAAATATTGTGAAAAAGAATTTGCAAGTTATAAAAATAAATGGCGACATGAAAATAAAAATTGTAAAAAAAAAAAAGAAGAGGAAGAAGCAAAAGAATCAATGGATAAATTAGTAAATTTACTGAATGAACAAATGAAAGAACAAAAGAATGAATTTAAAAAAGAATTAGATAAACGAGATAAAGAACAAAATAATCAAATAAAAGATTTCAAAAATCAATTAGAAAAACGTGATAAACAAATAGAAGAATTAATAAAAAAATCAGGAATAAATAATAATAATATAACCCAAAATATTCAAAATAATATTAAATTATTGGCATACAAAGATACTGATATAAGTAATATAACTGATAAAGATATTCGAACTTGTATGAATCATAGTAATATGTGTGTACCTTATTTAATAAAAATGATACATTTAAATCCAAAGAAACCAGAAAATCATAATATTTATATATCAAATCTAAAAAATGGTTATATAATGGTATATGATGGTGATAAATGGGATACATTAAATCGTGATGATGTAATAGAAGATATGATAAATAATAGAAGTTGTTTAATAGAAGATAAAGTAGAAAACTGGTTAGAAAATGGGAAAAATTATCCAATAATTATGAAAAAATTTGAGAGATATCTGGAAAAAAAAGAAAATGATATTGTATTAAATAAAATTAAGGAAGAGATACGATTAATGTTATTTAATAATAGGAATATAATTAAAAATAATAATTCAGAAATAGATAAATGTAAATTAATAATGGTAGAAAATAATTAATTTATAGTTTTTTGTGTGTATTAGTAATGTCGAAGTCCTTTTGATACATCTTTCACCTATAACTGATATATTCTTATATACTAATCTAAAAATTATATTATTTTTAAATCAGTAAAGGTGTTGTATTAGATAAAAACATTAGATCCTGGTTAACTATTTTATATATAGAGAATAATGATTATTTAGAAAGTTTTTATATTTATATAAACATCTAATTATTTTATAGAATAATGAATGCAAACGAAAAACTGAATTTAATAGTAGATGGATTGGAAGAAGTTATTGGAGAACAGGAATTAATAAATATACTTCAAGAAAGAGATTTAAAATTATACTGGGGAACTGCAACAACAGGAAAGCCTCATATTGGTTATTTAAAACCTTTATTAAAAATATGTCATTTTTTGAAAGCCGAATGCGAAGTTACAATATTATTTGCTGATTTACATGCATACTTAGATGAAATGAAATCAGATTTAAATCAATTAAAATCTAGAACAATTTATTATCAAGAACTAATAACTAAAACTTTAGAAGTATTAGGTGCACCAATCGATAAATTAAGATTTATAAAAGGTACAGATTTTCAGCTATCACTTGAATATTCTTTAAATGTATATACTTTAATGTCAAAAATGTCATTACACGATGCAATAAAATCTGGTGCAGAAGTTGTTAAACAATCTAAGAATCCTAAAATGGCATCATTATTATATCCAGGACTACAAGCATTGGATGAACAATTTTTAGAAGTAGATGCTCAATTTGGTGGTTTAGATCAACGAAAAATATTTATGTTAGCAGAAAAATATTTACCTAAATTGGGTTATAAGAAGAGAATTCATTTAATGAATCCGATGATACCTAGTTTTAATAGTGGTGATCCAAACGCAAAAATGTCTAGTTCGGATATAAATAGTAAAATTGATTTGTTAGATAAACCTAAAAGTATAAAAAAAATAATTGGAAAAGCATATTGTGAAGAAGGTAATCCAGATTGTGGATTAATAAAATTTGTTGAATTTGTATTATTTCCGATTCAGGAATTTAAAAATAAAAAATTCATAATTGAAAGATCAGACAAGCATGGAGGGGATATTAAATTTAAAGATTTTAATGAATTATTATATAATTTTAAATCAAAAAATTTACATCCAATAGATTTAAAACAAGGCATATCAGAATGGTTAATTGAATTATTAGATCCAGTAAGATCTTATTTTGATACAAATGATTTAAATGAAATAATTGATAATGCATATTAATTATTTTCTGTGTTTTCTGTGTTTTCTGTGTTTTTTTTATTCAAAAAATCCTCTATACCTTCTATTTCAAAATAGTTCATATCACCATCGTTTAATTCTGATATAATATTAAGTTTTTTATTAATATTTTGACAAATGAATTCTTCAACAGTATCTGCATAAAATATTATTCTTTGTAGGGCGGGTGATTTACCATTGGCTCTATGTATACGTCCTAATGCTTGTACTAGTTCAATTGATGAGAATGATGGTAATATGAAAGACACTCTTGGATGATTACCATCAGTATCATGTAAACTGATGGATTGACCTCCTGCACTAATATTACATACTATTATTTTCTCTTTATTTTTCTGAAATAGCTCTATATTATTTTCTCGTTGTTCTAAAGTTTGTTTACCATATATACAACATGTCGTTTTTAATTCATTACATAATAATTTCAATGTATTGGTAAAATTAACAAAGATAACAACAGAATAACCATTTTGTTGATATTCTCCTACTAAATTTAAAATAATATGACTTTTTAATAGTTCAATACTTTGCCTTGCTCTGAGTATTTTTACTAATGAATTTTGTTTATCTTTTATTTTTTTACTTTTTAGTTCTAATAGAGATTGTTTAATATTTTCATATAATTTATTTACTTCTTGATAATTATCACCATTGTAAGTATCAGCAACAATTTGATTAGATGGAAATTTATCACCTAATTCTTTAATTGAGATTCTAGATGCATAATTTGGATATATTTTATCATGTAATTCTTTCATACTAGTAAAATTTTGTGTAATATCTGCAACCCATTTTTTACCATTTTTTATATTATTAGTAAATCCGAGTACATAAGAAAATACATTAAATTGTTTTATCTTATCGGTAAGTGTTGCAGATAATAATAGTGCTTTGTATGGTTTTATAGATTGTAATAATTTTGAATTTAAAGAATTATTTGATCTACAATTATGTACTTCATCAAATATAAATATTGCATCATTTGGTATATTCCATGTATATTTTAAACTTTTAGTTTTAGTTTTTCCTTTTTTTTGGGATGCATTATGAATAGTTATACAAGGACAAAAAATTCTTTCTCCATTTTTATAGTATTTACCATTTCTCATAGTTTCATAATTAACAACAAAATATGGTTTAACTTGAAAATACTTACAAACTTTCTTCCATGAAGATATAATTGTTTTGGGACAAATAATCATTGGTCTTAGTTGATTAAATTTACATACTGCAATTGCAGAATAAGTTTTTCCACATCCAGTATCAGATAAATCCAATAATATATTATTATTTTCCAATGAATATATTAAATTTTGTACATGTAAAATTTGATAATCTAATAATTTAGTTTCTATATTTTCTGGGATTTTAATATTTTCAAAATCACAATTTTCGAATAATTCTAAAATTCTATTATTATTTGTATCTTTCATTTGATATTTATGATTTAGATAATAAATCATAAATATTATTTAACTTAATTTTTTATTGATTTTTGATTTATATCTATAAATCTATTTTCATTTTCTAAAATATCATTGATTAATTCAAAAATTTCACTCTGATTATCATCATTTAATTTTTTAAATGTAAATAAAAATGGAAACATTTCATTTTTATTACATTCGTTTTCATAAATAATATTAAGGTTATTTAATATTTTTATAAAATATTCTTTTAATTCTGTAGAATAGAAAGAATTAAATTTATTTGCATCTAATGTTTCCATTTTAGATTTAAAATTATTAACTTTTTTATTTACATTTTTTATTGTAAAATCAAAATATTTTTTATTTAAATTTTTATTTACATTTTCATATAAATATTTTATACTTGGACTTAAAAATTCATTAAATATTTTATCATAATTTTTTTTAATTTTATCTTTGGGATATTTATCATTGATATCTTTGTATGATGGATATTTATATATTATATTTAAAAACTTATGAGCATTAAACCTATTTACTATATATACATCTAAAAAATCATCTACAAAAGTTTCATATAATATTTGAATATATGTTTGTCTATTCTTATAATTATTAGGTAAATTATTATAGATATTAGGTATTTTATGAGATTGATTATCAATATAATCTTTCATATCATTCATCTTTATAATCACAGATACATCAATATATATATCTAAATATCCCCGGAATTCATTAGATGGTATAATCTGTTGATCTTCGATCTCATATTTTTCGATCTCATAATTTTCTATTTTTTTACAATTTAAAAAATATAATAATATTAAAAATATAATTAATAATAAATATTTAGTCATATTTATTATATATAAAATAAAATTGAAAAGCATGTATATTTAAAAACTAAATTATTATATATATTAATTTATAATGGTATTAAATATTAGAGGTGGCAAAGGAGCAAAAAAACAAAAAAATCCGGGAACTAGAACCCAAGGACGTGCATTAAAAACAAAAGATCATTCTCCTGATAGTTGTGAATTATATGGAAAAATTTTAAAACGATTAGGAGGTAATCCTCCATTTGTATTAGTTCTTTGTGAAGATAATGTTGAAAGAAAATGTGTTATTAGAGGGAGATTTACAAAACGTGTTTGGATGAATGCAAATGATGTTGTAATAATTATTTATAATAAAGAATGTTCAGATAAAAAAGGAGAAATTGAACATAAATATGATGTCAATGAAGCATCAAAATTAGAAAGTATGGGAGAAATTACATCATCTATGTTTAAATCATCAGATCAACCTGATTTATTAGATAATATTATTTTTGCCAATGTAGAAGAAGATAAAGGAATAAATGATGATTATTTTAGTAATCGTAAACCTAGTAATCAAAAAACATTTATTGCAGATCTTGGAGAAAATAGTAATAGTGATGATGAATTTGATATTGATGATATTTAGAGAATTATATTATTTATATATATAAAATTTTATATATATAAATTATTATAATATAATAATATTATAATAAAAAATTATTATAATATAATAATATATGAAGACACTAATAGAATTATTCGATTTAATATCATTATTAATTAAAAATCAAAATAAATTAGAAAATCTAATGTGTTTAGTCTCTCAATATACAGGAGATGACTGGAAAGATTATGTACATTTTTCAGAAGATAAATATACTAGAAATTTATTTAAAAAAAATGATAATATAGAAATATTAATTATATGTTGGAATAAATACCAAACAAGTGGTATACATGATCATCCTGTTAATGGATGTATTTTAAAAGTATTAGATGGAGAAATAAATGAATATATATATTCGAAAGATGACAATAAAAAATTATTAAAAATTATTAAATGTAAAAAAAATTCAATAGGATATCAGCAAGGGTCCAATGGTTTACATAATATCATAAATCTAGATAAAAAAACTGTTTCATTACATATATATTCTCCTGCAAATTATAAATCAACATTTTATTAGTATAGCAATCCAATTACCTTTCTCCCAATAATATTTTTCAATAATAAAACTTTTAATCATATCTTGAAATGTAATTTCATTAAAAATATGATAATATCTATATGAGTCTTCAAAAGATATTAAATTATCACCTAATTTAAATTGTCTTCTTGAATTTTTATCTTGTTCAACTGCCCAAACTGTAACTAAAACTTTTCCTTTCTTTTTGGTAACTCTTAGCATCTCATTTATAGCATTTATACGATCAGTATTTGAGGATAAATGATGTATTACTGCAATAGAAATAACATAATCAAAGACACTATCATCATATGGTAACTTTCTGATATCTGCATTTATTACATCCAAATTTTTATTTTTACATATTTCTAATAATTTATCACTAAAATCAATACCAAAAACGTTATGTTTTTTTTTTTGTAAAAAATACATATTTTTTCCATTTCCACATCCAGCATCTAAAATTACAGAATTTGGATGTATATTATTATTAAATTCTTTTATAACATTCCAAATTGAATATCTAGTCTGTGAAAAACGCTTGGAATTCGTATTGTAGAAATTTTTAACTAAAAAATCCATAAATATCAGATCATTTATGATTTAAATTATTTTATTAAAATAATTTAAATTCAATTTTATAAAATAAAAAATTTATTTTTTATTTAAGCATTTAGTTCATTAAGTTTACATTCATCTACATAATTAGACATCATTATACCAGTACTATTTTCTTGAGTAAAGTTTAATCTTGATTTAATTAGTAAACCTCTTGTTTCTGCATTAAACATTAATTCCATCATACCATCTGTACTTTTAGCTATTAATGTTCTCATTTTCTTTTCAAATACAAAATTAGTTCCATTGTAAGTAGTGGGTTTCAACATATGATATTTCGTTTGCACTCGACTTGATTTTTCTTTAATATCCAAATCTTCAATATCTAAGATAAATTCTTCATTTTCATAGTTTACATAAAAGTATTTAGCATAAGATCCATTACCAAGCATTTGAGATTTAACATTAACTCTTAGACCTAAACCATTTATCATAGTATATACACTTTCATCGTGTGGCAAATCTAATCTATTTCCTCCAAATGTTAAAATATGGGGATCTTCGCATATACCTGCTGTAAAATCTTGAGATGCACACCCATTATTAATATGTAAATCTCTTAAATATCCATGAACAATAATTTTATAGCTCGAATCTATTTTTTCATATGCCCATCTATTTGGTTCATATGATTCAATTGCATTCATAGAAACTTGTGTTAATAATTCAACAGATTTGTATTTAACGAATTCAGGCTCGAAATTAATTAACAATTCCATTTCTATTTGCATATTTTGTAAATCTTGTCTTGTATAATCTATATTTAATAGTTTACCAATATTAGATAATTCTTCTCCATTATTTTGGTTTATTTCTAAATTAAGATCAATATCATTATTAACTAATGATATTTTAACATTTTGTATATCATCATTATTTGTAAACAATATACTTATATCAGTGCATTCGTTTTGATAGAATGTAAATATATTACTTGGTTCATCTTCTGGCTCCGATTCTGGTTCATCTTCTGGGTCTGATACTGGTTCTACTTCAGAGACTGGTTCATCTTCTGGGTCTGATACTGATTCTACTTCAGAGACTGGTTCATCTTCTGGGTCTGATACTGATTCTACTTCAGAGACTGGTTCATCTTCTGGGTCTGATACTGATTCTACTTCAGAGACTGGTTCATCTTCTGGGTCTGATACGGATTCTACTTCAGATACTGGTTCATCTTCTGGGTCTGATACGGTTTCTACTTCAGAGACTGGTTCATCTTCTGGATCTGATACGGATTCTACTTCAGATACTGGTTCATCTTCTGGATCTGATACGGATTCTACTTCAGATACTGGTTCATCTTCTGGATCTGATACGGATTCTACTTCAGATACTGGTTCATCTTCTGGGTCTGATACTATTTCTACTTCAGATACTAGTTCATCTTCTGAAGTAGTATCAGACATAAATTGTCTTTCTAAAGATACATTTTCTCTCATTATACTTTGAGCATTTCCATCAGATAAATTACTTACATCATTAAGGTCAACGTTTTCTTGTTTAATAGCATAAATTGCAATAGGTGTATTAGCTATAATTTTTTGTTCTGTTGTTCCATATACAAATATTGTTTTTTCTGTTTTATTTGGAATAACAGTCCAAGGATTCTCTCCAAAAGCATTAATAATAGTTCCTAATTCATATTGTAACATTGCATTATGGTCAAATTCTGTATCAAAATGAAATTTAACTGATGTTAAATCTACATTTTCTTCAGTTTGTAAATATACAATACTATTACCATCATGATGTTCAATCCATAAATATAATTTAATATCACTGACAGGTTTACCTAATGATACTCTATCTAGACTTATACTTTGAGCATTTTCATTACATAATTCACTTACATTGTTAAGACCAACATTTTCATCATTAATAATATAAAATACAGTAGGATTATTTGCAGTAATTTTTTGGTCAATTGTTCCATATACAAATACTGATTTTTCTTCTTTATTAGAAACAACTGTCCAAGAATTATCTCCCATCGCATTAATAATAGATTCTGATTGATATTGTAACATTGCATTATGTTCGAATTCAGTATCAAAATAAAATTTAACTGATGTTAAATATACATCTTCACTAGTTTGTAAATATACTACACTATTATTATTTTTTTGTTCAACCCATAAATATATATCTATTACACTTCGTTTTTCTTCTATAATATGTTTTTGCTCACTATCTATATTAATAATACCATCTATTATAAATCCTTCAATATTTGCAATACTTGATGCCATATATACAACATCAGCACCACTAATATCATTATTATTACTTACTTTAGCTTTTAAAGCAAAGTATGGATCTTCGAGAGCTTTGTACAAAATGCTTTCTATATTTGCAATCCATGAAGCCATAAATACAACATCACTAGAATTGAATACATTCTGATTAGTTACATCACCTTTTATAAGGGTGAATTGAGAATTATTTGGTATTATTACATTTATAGTAAATAACCCACTTTCTACTGTATCTGTTCCATCATATGCGGATACTTGAAATTCAAGTTGACCTTCTACCGCATTTTCGAAATCAATAGTTATTAAAAAATTATTACCTTCTTTACTACCAGTTAACCATGTAGGAATATTATCACAAACTAGAGCAAATTCTAGTTCATCACCATCTTCATCAGTTACATTTATTGAATATTGATTAACACCAATTTGTACTAAATTATCAAATATTGGTAGGTTATTACCAATTGGTATTATTACATTTATAGTTAGTAAATTACTTAATGCAGTATCTGTTCCATCATATGCGGATACTTGAAATTCAACTAGACCTTCTACCGCAGTTTCGAAATCAATAGTTATTAAAAAATTATTACCTTCTTTACTACCACTTAACCATCCAGGAATATTATCACCAACTAGAGCAAATTCTAGGTCATCACCATCTTCATCAGTTACATTTATTGAATATTGATTAACACCAATTTGTACTAAATTATCAAATATTGGTAGGTTATTACCAATTGGTATTATTACATTTATAGTTAGTAAATTACTTAATG